GACGAGACCGACGGGTCCAAAAACACTTCCGATGGCTCCTCCAGCGAGAGCTCCTCCGGCAGTTTGCGATCCGACTGGCTTTTCTCTACCAGCGAGGTAGCCGCTGACACCTCCAATAACGGCTCCAGGGACAATTCCGAATGGACCGGCGACGGCTGCTCCAGCGACTGCTCCAACTCCAGTTCCAGCAGCGGTAGATTTCCATCCGGTTTCGTCTCGGTTAAGCCTGCAGCCTCCGGCGCCGAATTGTGATCTTCCTCCGTTGCAAACGCTGCAGCCGTATTGACGTCTGTTGCCAAACTGAGCTCTCTTTGCGGCACATCCATATCCGCCGAATTGAGGTCTTGACATCATGGATCCACTCTTCCGAGATGCAGAGTTCTTCAGCGATGCAGTCTTTGCCTTCAGAGCCTTGCTACCTCCATGAATGTGAGAATGACGAGCGAGTCCTGGATAGTGACGACCGCCTCCAGCACCCCAACCCCAACCAGGATGTCTTCCATATCTGGGTCCAAATCCGTAGCCGAGGTATGCAGGATTGGCTCCAATTCCAACTCCAACCGAACCGTATCCAGTACCACAATATGGGTTAATGTAAGGATCGCAATACGGGACTCCGATGGGAGAGCCAAGACCAACAGTCAGAAGACCTTCGGGTCTATCTTGATCTTCGATAGGACCATATTCCGCCTCGACGGCGCTCGCGAAAGCCATGATCTTCTGCTCTTCCTCTTCCGGAGTTCCATCGAAAGGCTTGTCATTTCCGGTGACCAACATCATAGCCTTTTTCAGGACGTATGCAGCACACATTCCCTTGGAGGGACAGGCGTCAGTGACGGGAAGTTGAGGATGCTCATCCAACATACGAAAAGTATATTCGGGAAGAACTCCATCCTCAAGGAAAAACTCTTTCAAGGCCGTGTTGATAGGCTCGGTATAATAAGGATCATTCATGGGCTCAAATCTCACAATCTCTTTCTCTTGGGTATCGATATAAATGAGATTTGCGTGGACGGACCCTGTGTTGGATTCAGGATCATCAGATACGTCGACTAGAAGCTTAATGATGCGATATCTAACAGTTGCATCCTTCGTTTCGACCAATTCTTCTGGGTCAAACCAAATTCTGGTAGAGAATTCACGACGAAGTTCGCTATTGACTTCTTCGTCCTCATTTCCCTCGACTCTGGCAAGTTCGTTCTGATCAATTCTAAGGAAAATTTCACTGCAGACAAGACCGGCATAAGGAGCAAGAACCTTCCAGAAATAGTTTCCATCGAGATAACACTTAGTGGACAATTGCTTCCAGTTTCTGTACTTATCGAAGAACGTAGCTAGTTGATCTTTTGTTCCCTGCTGCTCACTCGCCGTCTCCAGCATAGTTTGTAAATCTCGGTTGTAAACGGCTTCGAGTTGTTCGGGATTCAATTCTTGTTGTTGCACCAAGTCCATTAGCTCATCATTTGTTAAATCTTGAATTTGCTCTGGAGTCATTTGTCTCATTTGCTGCATGGCAGTAACTCCCTGGATCTGTTCCGGCTCGAGGTACTGGGTCAGTTGAGGAGTCAATTGCTGAGAGCTAAGTTGCTTAGGAGTAAGAGTCTTGATGATTTCGGGAACCAACAGCTGCATTTCATCAACTTGTTTGACTTGTTGTGGAGACAATTGTTGAACGAGCTGAGGTGTCAACTTCTTCTCGACAATAGTCTGTTGAAGTTGTTGCGGGGACAATTGCTGTACGAGTCCTGGAGTCAATTGGCCTTGATCTGCAATTTCCTTAATTTGATCTGTGTTCAATTGTTGGATTTGATCCATGATAGCGACTTGTTCTTGTTGATCCGGTGTAAGCTGTGCAACAATGGTGGTAGTCAATTGTCCATGTGCGGCTAGATCTTGAAGCTCCGGCGGAGTCAAATCCTCCACGGTTTGTGCTTGTTGAGGACTAAATTGTCTAACGGGAGATTGAACAGAAAACGGGACTTGAGTAGTTCCAGTAGGAGTAAATTGTCTAACAGGACTGATAGGAACTTGAGTTGTAAATGACTGCTGAGGAGTTCTACGGGGTGACACGCTTCCGGGAATAAATGACGCTGGAGTAGCAAATTGTTGAGATGGAGCCGATTGAGGTAGAGCTTGTTGGAATGGCGTAGGACTAAATTGTGGCTGACTAAGGCTTGGTGCAGTGAATCTTGGAGACTGCACGACAGACAGAGGTGATTGAAATGGGGCCGACTGAGCCGTAGGATAAGTCTGTTGTTGATCCGAGAAAACAGATCCTGGCTGAGAAGCCGAAAACGGAGATCCGCCCAAAACTGACATCTTATATTTAGATCGCAGGAATGTCCTTAAAATTTACTTTCCCGAAAAACAAAATTGTTTCTCTTTTGATTTGAAAATTGCGATTTTTCGCCCTCACACTCTTTTATTCGAGGGTTTTATTCAAATTTTTCGCATTGGAAGTTGACTCGATTTTCAGAATTATTATTCCAAAAATACGGTTTTTAGGTATGAACGGTAGATAAAACCCGTGTTGAATTTACAATCATAGCATACCACGATGATATGTTAGTTTTATTTTTATGTTAATGTTTGCTATCCTTTGCTTTATGTTGAATTTACAATCATAACATACCACGATGATATGTTATTTCTCAGTTCTATTTTTAGTTTTATTTTGATGTTAGATTATTGAGTGTTGTTCATGATACTGGCGATCTTTTGGTTCATGACTCCAGTGCCTGCTGAGACCAAAGGATGTCCTTCCCCGACGACAAGAGGATGACCGGCGCTTTTCGCGGCAGCATCATCTACACAATTTGGATCCCATTTCCACTGATTTCCCCAGCAAACATGGGCATCCATTACCGACAATTTCGTAGTAGAAGGTCCATTCATCACTCCCACAGCTGTCAAACCATCTGGTCTCTGTTCAAACACGAGATTGGTTTGGGGATTGTACAAGCGGCCATCCGGAGCTCTCTCCAAAGCGATTTGAGAGGGAGTTGCTTGTTCAGCGATAGTAGCTTGAATAGTTGTCAAAGTTTGAGCCGTAACTTTTCCTCGTCCAGCTTGAGCGGCATAAGAAAAAGTCTGTCCAGCAGGTCCCGTTGTCGTGGGTGCTGACGTAGATGCCTTGGACGGCTTGGATGTCTTATGGGTAGAGCATTTTGGGAGACCATCTACACCCTTGAATTTGGCTGTCTTATTGCAGATTTCACCACTCTTATCTCCTTTAATAAAGAGATGTTGGCAAGTAGCACCAGTAGGTGCTTGTTCTTCAGCGGGGGGTCCCTTCTTGAGACAATTGTGAATATACGCGGTTAGCATTGCTCCGAGTTTTGTCTGATCAAGAGGCTCAGGCTTTTGGAGTTCACCGTAAACAAATCCAGAGAACTCAATGAGAATACCGATAATTTCATCGTAATTTCTACCGTCTAGATAATGAATCTTAGCCATTCCATTCGAATTATCTTGTTGTTGCTGTCCCATTCCTGGTTGATAATCTTGCTGTTGCATAGGTTGCTGGTATTGTTGATAATCTTGCATGGGTTGTTGAAGAACCGGTTGTGATTGCTGTTGTTGAAACATAGGATTTGGCTGTTGTGTAGACTGATCCTGATGAGGTTGTTGCATCATTGGTTGAGATTGTTGGAAAGTTGGCTGTTGCATGGGTTGCTGTTGAAACATCGGATTGGAGGGTTGTTGCAAAATCGGCTGGGACTGCTGGAGAAGGGGTTGTTGCAAAATCGGCTGAGACTGCTGGAGAACGGGTTGTTGCAAGGCCTGTTGCTGAAACATCGGATTGGAAGGCTGTTGAAGGGGTTGTTGCAAAATCGGCTGGGACTGTTGGAGAACGGGTTGTTGCTGAAACATCGGATTGGAGGGTTGCTGTGCGGGCTGCTGCAAGATCGGTTGGGACTGCTGGAGAACAGGCTGCTGAAGAATGTTATCCATATTGTGAAAAATCAGTAGCAAAATTCTAGTCCAGGTTTTTAATTTTTAGATCTCCAAATTGGAAAATCTGATTTTAGATGTTTTAAATTCAGAACCTCAATCATAGTAAATATCTCTTAACAGATACTTACGATTTGTGTTATGAAATCAAAGATATAGAATTTAGGCTACATAATCAACTAGTAATTTACGATGATTATAGTGTGGTGTAAACTAGCCGAATTTTAGAAACAATCAAATAAAAATAGTTCCTGACTATAAATTATTATGATAGATACATTAAGTGTCCACCAATGGGTACTTACGATTTGTATTATGAAATCAAAAATGCAGGATTTGGGCTACAGAATCAACTAGTAATTTACGATGATTTTGTAAAGACATAACTTTCCGATTAATGGATAAAAAATTAAATAAAAAATATTCTGGGTTACTTTTTGGTGGATTTGGAGTTCTTATTTTTCTTGCCGTCTTTGCCATCAGAAGTTTCTTTGGCGTTTGGTTTTTCTTTAGGCTTCTTTTCCTTCGGACCTTCTTCGGGATTATCTTCGTCATCTCTGGCTTCTTGTTCTTTCCTCTCTTTCTCTTTGTATTTCTCTGGATTACTTATCCTATTAGCTTTGTCTACTGTTTCCACCAAAGCATCGTTGCATGCTATAAACTTGAGAAATATTCTATTTAATATATTTAGCCAAGCATTACCGAAATTTCTTCTTATGTCAAGAAATAATACTACTCGTGGTTCATTCGTGTTGTTATATACTTCGTGGAGATACATGTCATCAAATAACAGATCATTTCCTGGTTCTTTCCAGTGTAATTTCTTACCGTCAACAATTATAAAACAATTCTCCCATTTTCTTGGAGCTATAAGACTTAAGTGATAGCGAAAAACTCCTTTGTACATACCTACGTGTGGTTTAATATGTGTTCCAGGTTCAAGCAAAGAAAAATAAGCAGTAACACATGGGCATTTTTCTAATAATGCTTTAGTCTTAGGGAATGCTTTCATTAGATCTGTATCATTACCAAACACCCTAAGAAATAATGCCTTCCAGCCATCAGTATTGGCTGCAGATTCTTTGTGTATATCTTTATATAGAGGTATGTCGTGTTTTCTTCTGTAATCATTGAATTCTTTCAGTATATCTTTGTACTTATCTCTGAATTGTTTTGTCCATGGGAAATTCTTATTATCCAAAACTGCAGGATCTTTGCAGTGTCTTGATAAAAATGAATTTATTTTAACTCCTCCTTTTACTAGACTATTTTTCATTGTCCTGTACGCTATTACGCATATAATAATTATAACTATAATAATAACAGAAACTATAATGATAATAGGCTTTAATTTATTATACCTTAATTTTCTAGCATCTTCTGTTATCTTAAGCTTCTCTAAGAACTTCTCCTTTTTGGTTTTTGTCGATTTGGGTGGCCTAGTCTTTCTCAATGTCTTCTCGGATGTTTGTTTAGTCGGTTTTTGATTTGTCTGCCCTCGAATCTCATCCATTATCTATTCGGTTTTTTATTCCAAAACGATTTATTTATTTCTGATTTTTTAAATCAAAACCTTAAGCCTCTTGCTAAAAGAAGATTTACCAACATTTGGTTATGAAACGATCAAGAATCGATGGGAACAATAATTTAGCAATAGCCGCAAAGGGGATAAATCGTTTAAAAGAATCGGGACGAAGATTTAATGAAATTCCTTGGAATCAAGACAATAGTACAACTGAATGTGATATTCTTATCGAGCTTACATGGGCAGTATTTCGCAAAGTATCTATTCATATAATAGAACATATTTTAATGAAGTTAGCACTTGACTCCCATTTTCTCAGAATCAATGGTATTTTAGATATTAAATTGAGAACATATAAATATTGTAAGTATCTTGCAAATAGGTTTGCAGATACTGAATTGGAGGATTATTGTTCAACGAAGATGGGTAATACAAAGCAACGATAATAACAAATTTGGATGACTAATGTATGAAAATAATAGGCCAATACCGGATTGACTAAAAAACGACTTATTTAATTTTGGATTTTCACTTTAAAATCCAAAGCTCTTCGACTTCAAATTAGCATAGAGATGGACCATGTCGATGCGCCAGATTATGAGAAAATGAATAAATCAGAATTGTTGGAGGAAATCAAGAAGTTGAATCAGCAATTACTAGATGACGAGGAAGCTCATAGAAATTACAAAGATGTAACAAGAGAAAAGTCCCATCAAAAAGATCTGCAAGCGATGGAACTTGAACATTACATTTCTACATTAGAATCCGAGATATCAGAGATGACAAATAATATGAAAGCTTTCAAGCAAACTCTCACCACTATTATTTCGAAGGATAAGTCAGAAGACAAACTTGTTATACGTTTAATAGATGATGCTAATTATAACTTATCAAATGTAGATGAAAAGGCATTGGAAAAGAAGGGTCAAGTATTAAAATTTAAGACGACGTTGACGGAAATGATCGTCAGAGACAAATCAGAAGAAACCTTAGCTGTGAAGAAAAGAGATGAGGTATATGTAGTTTCAGAAATGCCACGCGACAATGCTATTATTCCAGTGTTTAACCATAATAGTATTTTCTGATCCAGGTCGATACCCATATTAAAGCAACATAAAAAACAAATTTCAAATTTCTTAGATTTGAAACCAAAATCCAACCAAAAGGATCTTTAAACCTATGGAAGAGCTCTTTGATGGGATTATACTCCCTGATGACTCTCGAGTCAAATTTTCGCGGCCTGTTTCTTCGAAAATTAGAGTTGACAAAATAACGATTAGAAATCATCCTGCATACCAAAGACGAGGCGATGCGAAACAATTGACAGCTATCGAATTCATTGCAAAAAAGGAATATATCGGTTCATACGCTGGTAGAATAGTATTGACAAATCCAGAAGAACCGGCTAAACCCGAATATGCTGAAGAAAAGTCATCCAAAACAAAGAAAAGATCAAGAGATAATAAAGGGAAAGAAGAGTTAGATGACGATGATGTGATATTATACGACGAAGATGGGGAAGAAAATGATGGGGGCGGACAAGAAAATGATGAAGAAAATAGTGAAGATGAAGATATTGGAAGTTGGAATCCCTATCAGATTACACCCTCAGATAAGGATAATTATTATGTCGACGGAGAAGAAATAGGAAATGAAATGAGATATATCAATGACTCTAAAGGTATAGGAACATTAGAACCCAACGTTGGATTTTTCCAATCTAGACGTAAAAGAAGGGGCTATTTGATGACAGAAATATACGCGATTAGAGATATTGAAGCCGGCGAAGAAATTTTAGCCTCTTACGGAGATGGCTATTGGAAGTCTCTAAATATATGGTACAAAAAGAAGAATCCATATAAATGTCCAAACTGTGATTATAGAACGGATAACAAATATTATCTGAGAGCTCATTTGTTACGCGAAAAGGCTAGTTACGACTTATATCAATGTGATTACTGCGACAACACATTTAAGACAAAATCACGATTGAAACAACATACAAATATTCACATCCATGAAGTAATTTATGAATGCGATTATAATAATTGCAACTACGAAACATTAACTCGGGCTTCGTTGGTGGCTCATAAATTAATACATAACAACAAAAGATGGAAATGTCTTGAATGTGGAATTTTTACATCATCATCGGGCGACTTAAATTATCATATACGAGTGGTACATCGCAAAGAAAAGCCTTTTAAATGTGAACAGTGTAAACGCGACTATCCGACATTGGCGATTCTGAAACAACATAAATTAGCAGTGCATGATAAAATTCGTCCTTATGTTTGTCATTATGACAATTGCGATTTCAAAACAGCAAGGAAAGAATATCTCAAAGAACATGCCCGCAGAAAACATAGCAAGGGAAGATCTCAATTCTGTGATATATGCGGGCATGCTAGCTTCAGCGCGAATGCTATTCGCGCTCATAAACTTATAAAACATAGAAACAATCAATCAAATGAAGATACTTCGTCAAATACGGACAATAGTGATAAACATAAGAAGCGAAAACAAAATACTGTCGAAGAAGAAGATGAAGATCTTGAATTTAATGATATCTCAGAAATGGAATTAGAGAGCGTTGGCGACGACGAAGAATATGATGACGAGTTCTTCACCCAATAAATATACGCATCAATAAATATATAGATCAAAAAAGATAGATTAAAAATGAGAAATTTTATTGTCGACCCAGACAATAAAACACAGTATAGCTGACGGCACGCAAATATTATTAGAATGGATAGACGATTACCTTTATGTGCTGGAGGATGTGGTAAATATCCTTATCCTGAACAATGGCATTTATGGGAAGGACATTATTGTAGAAGTTGTTGGGATTCCAGAGTAACTCATTTAACAAGAATGAATGAGCTAGAAGAAAATCATCAGCGACGAATGAAACAACATTATGATGGTGTTAGACGTGGCGAGTTGTTTGTTATTGTTGTTTTTATATTACTTAGTATTGCTGCTATATCGAAATATATGTTGGGTTATAAATGTTGAATTACAAGAATATCTTATGTCTAGTCGTTTGTCATCGTTGTTTTTATATTACTTAGTATTACAACCATATTGAGATATTGAGATATATGATATGTTGAATGATTAGAAGAATTTATACAAATGTATTCTTTACTGATATTTTATATTACTTAGTATTGCTGTTATATCTAAATATATGTTGGGTTATAAATGTTGAATTACCAGAATATCTTATGTCTAGTCGTTTGTCATCGTTATTTTTATATTACTTAATATTACAGCCATAGTGAGATATATGTTGGGTTATAAATGTTGAATTACCAGAATATCTTAGGTATTTGAATATTTCTTTCTGTGTTGGAAAGAAAACTAGTTATTTATTGATATATTGAGATGATATTACGCTATTTTGTCGCCACGATATTTATTGTGTATAGGCCATATCATTGTAATAGCAAAACCTACGGTTAACAACACTAATCCAAATTTATAAATATAGTCCTTGCCACATCTAAATAAAGTAACGATATTCCAAATGATAAGAATTATGACCACAATACAAAGAATTATGTCGGAACTAGACATACGGCATTTCATGACGAGAAGTTGTTTTCGAATGAGGTTTTTGTTCCGGCTCGCTTTTGTTTCTTTTTTGGTGATTTTTTATATGAAAATTTCGGAGGAAAACCAATAATTTTTCATCGTTTAAATCCAAAACAAAAATCCACGATAAAACTATAAATAGAATATAGCCAATGAGTGCCGAAGAATGGTTGGAACATGAGATTAAACAGACAAAGTTTATTGGAAATAAATGTTTTTTCTTAGAGCGTAATAATAGTAAAGAATGGTTAAATCATCTGCGGGTTGCGAAAAGAGACAAGAATCTTAATGTACATATCGGATCTGGTTATGTATTTATAGGAGATCCGCATACGTCAGACGATATGAAACAAATATTTGGAGATTGGATTTGTTTCAAATAAAGTAGCGGAAAGAATAAGAAATATGGGCATGAAACGTGGTCACATAAAAAATGATAAGTTTTATTGTTGGAGTTAACAATAAG